ACCTTTTGCCTTATCTGATGAACAAAAAGTAACTGACATGTATATACCTTCGACAGGGTGTCAGTCAAATACACATATAAACTATGGTGGTACAAGTTTATATGAACATGAGGGTAAGTATAAAGGTGGTCCGGTTGTTAAAGTTACGTGTCAAAAGTTGGACGATGTATATACAGGTGTTCCGTCGTTTATTAAAATCGATGTTGAAGGACACGAATTACAGGTTCTGAAAGGGTCCGAAAAAAAGATTAGATCACACAAACCAACAATTCTTATAGAAATTCACGGATTTTCCGAGGATAACGAAGTACATACGTTTATAAAATCCATGGGTTACGGCGAACCAGAGATACGACCCGAAAAAATGTATTTATATAAAAGTGAATCGTAAAAAATTATTTAGGGTCCATAAATTATTATTTCTATTGGTAGCGGTGTTACTATTCATATACCTTTACCTGTTATTAGTAGTACGTCTACTCTGAGCAGATTTACCCACTTTTTGCTTTTTAGTAGGTGGTTTTTTGTTATTGTTATTGTTATTGTTAGTTGGTGGTTTTACAAACTTGACAAATTTTATGTTTCTTCTAAGTAATGGTTGTCGTGTAAATGGATTTGTAACGATTACTGTGTTTGGACTAAGATTGTATAAAGTGTTAATATTATTGATACCACTTAAAGGTTTATTCTTTTTTATCCAGTTTAGAAGTGAATTTTCATATACGTACTTATTGTATCCGAGGTTTAAGGCATTACTACCGAACTTGAAACTTTTCATATATATAGCATCGTTACGCTTAGTGTTTAGGGGTACGCGTTTTCTTGGAATTGTAAATTTAGTACTTGAATTCTTGTGAATAATTTTGATCTTATTATAAAGACTACCGTTTATATATCTAAGATTTGGGTTTCCACGCAAATAAAGTCCATTTAATTTTGTAAGGTTACCGAATGATTCTGGTAAAGATGTTAAGTTATTATTGTCCAAATGAAGTGTAAATAAATTTTTAAGGTTACCGAATGATTCTGGTAAAGATTTTAAGTTATTATTTTCCAAATAAAGTATTATAAGGTTTTCAAGATCACCTATTGATCTTGGTAAATATGTTAAGTTATTACCTTTCAAATCAAGTGTAAATAAATTTGTAAGGTTACCGATTGATCTTGGTAAAGATTTTAAGTTATTACCTTTCAATTGAAGTTCCCTTAAGTTTCTAAGGTTACCTATTGATTCTGGTAAAGAAGTTAATTCATTACCTTCCAATTCAAGATGCTCTAAGTTTCTAAGTTTACCTATTGATTCTGGTAAAGATTTTAAGTTTTTCCCACTCAAGTCAAGATGTTTAATATCTAATTTTTTGATACCGAGTACCCTGAGAGATTCGGGGACGTTACTGTTACTACTCATATACCTTTACCCAATTTTTTTTGTTACTCTATGGTAAGTAAGTAATATAGGATGTTACTCGTAATACTCCTCGTACTAATAAACGCGTTTTTGTTTATCAATACACACGAACCCGAAAAACTCATAGAGGTTCGAGAAAGGTACAGAATACTCAGGGAACACCTTAAGGAAAATGGAAATAAAGAATTTGAAATGTTGTATAAACAAATACCTATAACTGCACACTATACCATAAAAGATGGGTACATAGGGTATAATGTTAACAAGGGAGAAAGTATAGGTTTGTGTATACAAGGTGAACCGAACGAAATATTCCACGTTTTATTACACGAACTTGCACACTGTACGGTCGAAAATTATTCTCACAACAAAGAATTTTGGGATAAGTTTAAAAAACTCAGAAAAATTTGCGTTTCTTTAGGTATATATGAAGAGATACCAAAGCTTACTAAATTTTGTGGTAAACATATTCAGGATAAATAAATAATATTTATTTATATAAATGGAAGGGAGAGCAACTGCCTATACACAACATTTATTATTTATAATAGTCTTATTAAACGTAAGTTTACTACTTTTGAGTTCACCGGGTTTAGTAAAAAATGAATGGTTAAAAGCTGGACTTTTACAATTTTTAACGCCCATTGTTGTAGTATTTTTAGCAAGTAGTGATTTTACGTCATACTTGAACGTAGATACTATATTTTTACTTTTAGCACTTATTATATCTGGTGTTATAACTTACTCTGCTATGGGTATAAGTAAAGACGTACAAGCAGATGTTAAGAATTACGGTCTAGATCCACAAAAAACAAGAACACTTGTTATTCTTCGTGGAGTAGGTATAACTATAGGTATTATAATATCCTATTTAGTTTTAGGTAAATACGGTGTATATTCTAAACATAAAGTGAATATACCCGATAAAATTTAAACGTATTTTTTTGCAATATAGAATGCAATAGCTGCTACTAAACCCGTAGAAGCTAAACCAACAGTACTTCTGTTCCCGTGGTCGTTAAGAAACGATGGTACGAAGTTTGCGAGTTTTTCTTGAACTGGCTTACTTATAGCTATCGCAGTACAAACGGCGACGACGAGAGCTTGAAACTGATCATCCGTCAAATTGAATGGATTACCCTCACTCTTAGACGAACCCGAACTATTTTGTTTTTGGTTAACGATGGGTTGTTGTTGTGCCATCATCATTGGTCCTTGCATTTGCATCTGTGTCATTCTTGGATCTTGAGCCATCATTGGTGGTTCGAGTGGTGCTTCTGGTTGACCCATGATATCGGAAATCGGTGTAGAGTCCATTGTGTGTTTATTTTCACTCATATTTTTTTCCGGGGTAATATTCTGCGGTGGTGGTGTATTTGGTATAAAATTTGTAGATTGATTATTGTTTAGATTCACCATACCATCACCCGAATCGGATAAGTTCATAGTATACACGTCGGTCATTAATTTATACATAGTTTTTTAGACTCGGTCACTGACGCATTTAATCGCCTGAGTGTAATACATATTTGTTTGTAATCGCGACGACCTGGTGAAATCTCATTAAACTTTCCGTACGGGTACACCATTCTTGAATTACAAATTCGTCTTATAAAGTTCATTATTTATATTCAGTTAAATAAATAATTATTACTAATAGTATAATAAGTGATATTATTAGTTTTATATTATAAGTATTTGTATTTAGTTCATATCTTTCTAATGCTGTTTTTGAAAATTTTCTTCTATATTCTTTATGTGATGGATCACTAGAAATTGCGTCATTATCTTTTAATAATATTATCTCATTATTTTTTGGTTTTAAATGAATAGGAGTTTTATTGTAATTTTTAATATAAATTAAATTAAGTAATATATCTTCACCGTTCCAAATAGGTTCTGCTTTCAACGCAAGATCGTTCATTTTATCTTTTTCGTTCATGAAATCCTTACACATTTTCTTATTTGTCATTAAAATTTGAGTTAGTACAATTTTATTTTCGTTTTCGATATTTCTTTTATTATTTGAATAACCTATACTTGGAGAAACGTAACGTTCTACTGAACCAATGATAACATTTTTATCTTTTTGAAATAATTCATACATTTTATTAACATATTCTTCTGAAGGTAATCTATCGTCGTCTAATATTAAAATACACTCATTTTTTGCATTGCATGATCTTAAAAATCTTCTAGCTACACCTAAATTTGAGTTGTTTAAGTTTTCGTCTTTGTAATGCTTAACCATTTTAATATCCGGTGTTTGAAAATATGTTTCGCTTCTACCATGAGATATTATGACTTCGGATACTAAATTATAATTAATAATTTTAGGTAGTATATCATTTTTTATATTATCTGGTCTTTTCCAATTTAATATGACAACAGATATCATTTAATATAAGTATTTAATTTTTTTTATCACTTCTTTTTTGTAATTTTTAATTGTGTATTTTTTTTAACCAGTTTTGGATCACCGACTTTCATGTTCCCGTGTCTCGGATTAAACATTTTCTTATGGGTTTGCCAATACTGAGGAGCGCCTACCTTGAAGTTTTTACGAAGCGTCGCCTTGTACCAAAAAACACAATCCTCTATCCTGTTACTTTTGGACGTGTTATCTAAAACTAGACACTCGAAATTTTCTGTACACGAATCCATGACTTTGTTAAACATTTCAAAAGTTGGAAAAATACCAAAAAACGATTTATACAATTTTTCACGATTTTGAATAATATTTTCTCTTAGTATGAACACATAGTCTACGTTTGCTCTGAGTGCTGGTGGTAAATCCATACAATATTGCATCGTGAGCATGAAAAATATTTTCCAGTGTCGTCCATTCATGAAACATTGGCGAATACACGTATCTTTCATAAACTTTGAATCATACATACAATCGTCTAAAAGAAGAAACGCACCGCAATTTGTTTTGCCTGCACCGACGAGCTTTTTTTGTCGATCCATGACACGTTCAATAGCTTCCTTATCGTAGTCTCCATATATGAAAAGATCGGGTACGTACTTTTGATAATAATGATTACCTTCTTCTGTTGCAGATAAAACTATTCCCGCTGGTAAATGTTTTTTATGGTATAGAATATCCGTAACGAGTGTTGATTTACCCGTGTTACGTTTTCCGATAAACACACAGACTTTATCGTCGGCCATATTTTCGGGTTTGAATTTTCTCAACTGAAGATTCATCTATAATATCGCACCGTTTTATTTCATAAAATTTTACTCACATAGAGTAAGAATGTCTGGTCGTTTAAA